CCAAGTCCTCTTAATATAGAATCTACAGCTCCGTTAGCAGTGTCCCAGCTTTTTTCATCAACATCTTCGTCACTAGCTTCATCTCCAAATCCTAGCGCAAAAGCTCCTTGCTGCATCATGTTAAACCAAAGATTTTGAACTACTCCATAATATACAATTTTTCCTAAATTACTTTTCCAATCTCCTCTTTTGTTTACTATATCTTTAAATGCTGCTTTTTGTAATCTAGCATACTGCATAGGCGTGTTAACAAATTGTAAAAATATTCTACCAACATCACTAGATTGCTGCATAGATATTTTACTTGGGTCAGAAGATTGTTGAGATTTTTCAGATATCTCCATGAACTCTTCATAAGCTTTTTTCTTTGCTGCTTCTTTCGATAACCCTTCTCTTTTAATTAAATCATTTATTCTATTTCTATACCATGTGGCGCCACCAGAAGCTATAGCAAAACTATCTGCAAATCTAGTAGGAGTATAACCTTTCTCAAGAATGTAATTAACAGCAGCTTTCGCTTTATTAGAACTAGTAGCGGCTGCATCTGCAATTTCACTTTCTGATATATTCATTTTCAAACCATTCCTTCTATCTACTAAGTAGTCAGAATTCATTAATTCCATGAAGTCTTTCCAATATTGAGGTTGATTAGCGAAAGCTTTACCAGCTTTAATTGGATTATTAAAGTTCATGTTTATGAAGTTAGCAGATGATATTGTTTGTAGAATTGCTGATCTCATATTAAGAAACATTATAGTTCCTTGTGCATTGTTTATATAATCTAGCACTTGATTACCTAATCTATTCCCAGTTTCAGTTCTATTTTTACCAGATTTCATCCTAGTTAACATATTCTCTAATGACTCCCTATACTTAGGACCATATGCTGCTTCTAGCTTGTTCAGGTTCTTTTCTGAAAATAACACATCAACATTATCTCTCCATTCTTGTAAGTACTTACTTCTTTTTGTTGTACTTAAAACATCAATTAAATCAGTAGTAATAGTACCACTTAACCAATGATCTTTTGGTTTATTGTAACCATCTCCTTTCGTTAATTGTAAAATAGATTCAGCAAATGCATGAAGTTTTCCATCCCCTTCTATTAACGTACTCAACTCCATTAAATCTGTTTTGGAAAGTCCAGGAATTTTTTGTCCAGTTTTATTCCATAAATAAACTCTTACGGCTTGTTCTTTAGTAAAACCTGATTTAGTCTTTTCTCTTAGATCTTTAGGAACTTCTAATTGCTTTTTTATAGCTTTAAAATCTCCCATCATATTAACTCTTGCAGTAGCTAAACTATTAACTCCTCTAGCATAAGGCTTATACAAAGTTTGATTATAAAACTCTCTTTGTTGTTCTCCTACTTTACCTTTACCTAAAGTAAAATCCATTAAACCTGTAAAATCTTCTGCTGAAGGAGGAATCCAAAATTTTCTTTTTTGATTTTCTTTTCCTCTTACTTTCGCTTTAGCACTAGAAAATTCTTTTTGCCATTCTATACCTGTTTTACCTTCAATGATTTTATTAAACATCATATCTAAGTTTTCAGAACTTCTATTAAATCTAGCTTGTTGTACTTGCGATTTAACATCGATAGGTTCTAAAGCTTTTCTTACCGCTTCTACGTTCTGTGGTGCGTCATCAGCAAAATAAAAATCATTATATCCTTCTGCTGCTTTATCTACTATCCATTCAGCTTTCGCTTCTCCTGTAGAATTACCTAAACCTTTAATGTTTTCTAAAGGAATATCAATTCCCATAGCTTTTAAAAACTGATGTATAGCGGGAGCTGATTCTTGAGATCTAGCAGTTAAAATAAACATGTCTCTATCTCCTGCAGCTTCTTTCATTTTCTTCATCACATCGAACAGTGGTCCTTTTTTCCCATCAACCACTTTGTTAAAGTCAGAGAAATCCATCTTCCATCCTTCTTTAACTAATTGTTCTCCTTCTTTAGCAAAATCTTCTGCTGTTAAAACTTTTCTTTCTTTTCCTTTAGTTGCAAACACTTTACTACTTGTCCGTGCTACCGTATCGTCAAAGTCAAATATTCTAGCTTTCTTTTTCTTTGCATCAATCTTTTTACCAGTGTCTAAAGCTTTATCTGCGGTTTTTGTTATATCTATTAACTCTTGTTTCGTTTTACCCTTAGTAGAAGATCTATTCCAAAGTCCTATGTTTTCTACTATTTTTCTATCAACCGCTTTTACTTTTTCATTTCTAGCTATCTTAGCTGCTATCTCATGTTCTTTCCCATATTTAGCACCTTCATAATCTTTAGTCTTAACATATTCTTTTAGATTAATAAAAGCACGTGCTCTAGGGTCTCCATACGTAGCTTCGTTAAGTGCTCTCCCGTATCTTTCTCCTCCTTTAATTACATTGTATGCTTTATCAGTTTTATATTGATCTTCTAGTAGTTTATCTAAAGTTTTTGTTTCTCCTTTTTCATAAGTCTCTATTAATGCTGTTTCATAACTATCAAAAGCTTCATTTAACATTTTATTTGCAGAGCTTTTAAGACGTAGAGTTTTACCTTTCCCAACCCAAGATCCTTTGTTGTTTAGTATAGCTGATAATTCTCTTAATAGAGGATCTGCCGCACGCTTGTGTTCTACAGTAAGATTTTTTAATCTATCCCCTTTAAGCGGAATCATAGCGTCAGTTAAATTAGCAGCTGATCTTAAATGAGTAGTCATGTTAGTATTATAACTATTTAACTTTAAAAACAATAATTCCTTATCTATTTCTCCTTTCTTAAAATCTTTGAAATCTTCAATTATTTCATCTAATAGATTTTTTTGAAATTCATTAGCTTCAATTTCTCTTTCTGTTATTTCTTTTTCTAATTTTTTAAATTTCTCTGGATTGTTTTTGGCCCAATTTGGATCTGCTTCCATTTCCAAAACATCTTCCATTAACCATTTTAAACTTTTAGGATTTTGACCTTTAGTTTGTATTTCTGATTTAACAATTTCTCCATCTATTTTTAAAGATCCTGGTTTTAAACTACCTTCTTTAGCATGTCCTTTTTCATACACTTGGTATTCTAAATCTATTCCATATTCTTTTAACAAAGGCTTCATAGTCTCATATAGATCTGGTTTACCTCCGAAAAATTGTCCTCTTTTTCCACGCGCACCTCCAGCAGTTACTAAATGATTAGTATTATATTTTAAATAATTAAGAACCACTTCAGCTGGATCAGTTTCATTAACAAAAGATTCTCTAAGCTTTTTATTTAAATACTTCATAGTATGTTCAACCCCATCATTAGCTCTCTCAACAGCTTTTTGTTTCGCTGATATATTAACATCCAATTGCTTTTGTAGTTTAGAAGATTCACTTACTTCTAATCCTCTATCTAAAGTTTTTTGAATTTCAAAGTCTGCTATTTCTTCAGCTTTTATTTTGTTAATATCTTCTTTTAAGTATTTAGCTTCTCTTTCTATTTTGTTTTCAATATTACCTTTTGAAAATTTATATCCTTTTATTACCTTCTTTCCTACATTTAATAAATCTTTTGCCATTCCTCTAGCTATTGTATTATTAATTGTAAATCCATCACCAAAGTCTATAGGTTTTCCATCAACTTCTACTACGTCTTTAATTATATTTTTTAATTCTGTTTCTGTAACTTCTGGCCATCCAGCTTTTATTAATTTAGATGGTAATTTTTCTTTTAATATACTACTTATTTTATCTGTTATTTCTAAACCTAAAGGAGCATCTGTACCCACTTCAACTCTAATAGCTTCGGCTAAAGTTGCTGATTTTCTAAAATTACTAATCTCTATTTGTTGGTTTATTTTTTGTGTAAAATCTCCAGCTTCTAATTGTTTAACTTTAAAAGCTTCTCCAAATTGACTAGTAACTTCTCCTTGAGCAAGCAGTTCTTTTACAGTGCTCATGTAAGTGTCTCTACGTTTATTGAATTCTTCTTGTGTTATCTCTTTATTGTCTAATTCTAACCTTGAAGTATTAAAATCCTTTTCAGCTTGATCAAGTTTGTATTCTATTTCGTTTTTCATCTCAATAGTTTCCAAAAACTTTTTAGATCCCCAACTGTCTGCTATTTGATAAGCTAATCCTTTCTTTTTAGCTCCCCATCTACTTGGAACAGCAGCTTCTATAAACTTCATCTTATCAGCTTCAGTAAGATTTTCTTTTACTTTTACACTTTTAGGTCCAGAAGTCCAACGCTTATCTCTACCTGTAGTACCTGTAACTGATTGAGACCCCTTAGTAACTAAGAAAGGAAAATTTCTTGATACATAACCAATGGGTAAACCACGAACTATACTTTCAAAATTTTTCCCTACATAATCAGTATATTCAGCTTTAGTAGTACCCATGCTTTTCTCCACTGCTTTAGTTCCTTTCTCTCCAAATTGCTTTTTAAATTCTCTAACAAATGGTGATATTGTTTGGTTACGTCCAGCAGGTTGTTCATACGCTTCGATTAACTTAGGAAAATCTAATTCCTTCATATCTTTATTAAGCTGTTCAATAGAACTTTCATCTAATCCTAGCTTCTTGGCAGTTTGTTCTGCAGTAGCTTTAATGTACACTTCTTCTGGTATAGAAGATTGGTCAACTACATCAAAGCCAGTCTGTTCTTTCATTTGATCTAAGGATTTTTTTCCTTGATCGTACACTCCCATATCTTTCTTTACGTCTATAGCTTTTCTACTTAAGTAACTATTAATATAAGCAAAAAACCCTTTAGCACCACTAGTTGTTTGTTTAGCTGCACTAAAACCTTTAACCAATTGAGTTATTTCACTATATACGCTTCTAACAAAGTTAGCATCCATTCGCTGCGACCAACCTTTAGGTCGTGGAACAGGTAGATTAGCTCCAATTAATCGATCTAATAAACCTTCTTTTTCCATTGTTTCTAAAGCCTTCTTCCAACCTCCTTCATTCCAATCACGAGCATTTTCTTTATAAAGCTTTATCATGTCAGGTTCTACATCTTTGACTGCGCTCTTATTTAAAGTTTCTGCTAGTTCTCCTTCTTTAGGATTTTCTAACCATTTTTTATATTCTTTTATACCTTCATTAGCGACTTTACTTAATCTATCTAGTTCTTTTCCTTTAGCTTTGCCAAATCTAGCTAAGAAATCTCTAGCTCCTTCTCCTGTTTTAAAATCAGCATCTTTAAAAGCTGTTTCTTTATTTACTACTTGCTTAAGTTTACTGGCTAAATTCTTCCAAGTTCTTACATCTCCTTTTTTTGCAAACGGGTCAAGTTTTCCATCTTTGACCATTTCACCATATATAGTTAACCATTCAGATCCTTTATAACCAGGTTTATAATCTGGATGAGTTTTCAGTTGTTCTAAAACAGCTTCGTATTCTCCTGTCTTTTTCAAAGTATTAATAAAGTCTCCAACAAACTGAGGATTAGTTGCTACAGATTTTTCTACTAATGGATGTATAATTTCATGAAATAAAGTATTACGTTTAGCGTTACTCATAATGTTAAAACTTTTACCTTCTGCTAATAGAGGTTTGCTACGTTCAAAATTCTTATCAAATTTTATTTGAGCTTTAGCTGCTTTTGCTTTGTCTACTATAGTATAAGTTTTAACACCGTCCTTAGTTTTAATATCAACATGTGCTCCATAGTCACTTCGCCTTACGTCAACACCCATTTCTTCTAAGAACATTTCATCTATCTCTTCTCTTTGTTTTAGTTTTTCTACTTCTTTTAATTCTCTTTTATTCTCTTTTTCGAATTTCGTTTTAGCTCTTCTCTCCAATGCTTCCGCAGCTTGCTTCCCATATAGATCTATAATAGTTTGATTAACAGTTTGACCTTCTTTAGTTTCTATTACTTCAGCTTCAGTAATAGCTTTTTTAAGCCTCTCTATTTCTTGATTAGTTTCTAATTGTTCTTTTTCAATTATACCTTTTTCTTTTTCTAGTAAAGATTTTTGTTTTTGTTTTATTATTTCAGATTGAAGATCTAATGTGCCTTTGTTTATTTCTCCTTTTTTATGAGACTTCTTTAATTGTTCTAATTCTGCTTCGAGTTTATATCCTTCAGCTTGAAGTTTAAAAAATTCTCTTTGTGGTTTAGATCCTTTTCTAAATTGATAAGCATTGTTTACTTTTGCTAAATTCTCACACCAGTCTACGTAACGTTTAGCATTTAGTTCACTCATACCAGTGCTTCCCATTACTTCTTTAATCAAAGCATTTCTATTAGCTCCTTCAGACCATGTAGAAATTTGCCCTAACTTTAGCTGGTCCATTAAGTTAGTTTCAGTACCTTTAGATAATCTACCTAACAAGTTTTGAAATTCACCTGACATACTCTTTTCTCCATAAGCAGCATCCCACATACTAGGTTGATCATATCGTGTTTGATCAATCTCTGATTTTAATTTTAAAAATTTAGAAACTTCTTGAAGATTGTTTATTTCCTTTTGTTTTTCTGCACCAGTTAATTTTTTGTCTGCATTAATTTCTTTAATTTTTTTACTTGTAGCCAAATCAATTTCTTCTGCAGTCCATGAGCTTTTACGTCCTTCATGGTTTTTAGCGCTATAATTTTTTATTTTACGCAAATGGCCTCCATACATTTCTGTTGCAGCGTTATACTTTCTAGTAGCTGAAGTGCTTCCAAAGTTTTTAAGATCACCCATTAAAGTTTTAAAACCTAATCTACCTTCTCTACCTGCACTTCTTGTACCCATAACTAACATGGTCCCAAAAGTTTCAATAAAAGAATCAGTGTCTAACATGTGATCCCAAGCTTGTGTCCAACTCATTTCTCCATTAAAAACCTCAGCAATTGTGCCAACCATTTCCCCAGATTTTATAGTAGCTGTACCAATACCAGCTTGAAGCATTTTCTTAGGAACATAACCCGCAGCTTTTAAAGGAGTACCTAACAAAACTGGATTATTAGCTATTATACTGTTAACTTGTCCCCATTTTACAGCTGCAGGACTAGAACGTTGTGCCGCTGCGCTTAACATATTTGTATTAAATCTCGTGTAAGCTCTTCCTAATCCAGTTATTCCTAGTCTTGCCATAGAGGAACCTAAAGCAAAAGACCAAACAGGCATTCTTTCTCTACCCCAAAGATGTGAACCAATTTGATTAGATCCTTCAAGTATCATCGCTTCATGTAGCATCATTTTAGTCCAACCACCCATAACTGTAGCTGTTTTTCTACCCATTCCAGCCATTCTATATAATTGAGTAGCTCTTCTCCCTATATTAGCTAATGCAACTCCACTACCCATTCCTACTGTTACAAGTTCTATTGCTGCAGTTTCCGCTATCATCACAGCAAAAGTAGGAACCTGTCTACCAATAGTATAAAAGGTAGAAACGTTATCTAGTCTATCGTTTAATTCTTTTTGTAAAGAGTTTATTTGAAATTCTTCTCCGGTTTCTTCATCTATCACAGTCTCCATTTTTCCAACTCCGAAATCATTAATCAAAGAAGTTACAAATTCTTGTTGAATTTCATCATCGTACATCCAGTCCCCTTCCATTCCAATAGCTTCTGGTAATCCTCTTTTTACACCTGCTATAAATCTTTCATCGGCTTGCTGTTTGAACTCCCAAAAATCCTCCGAAGGATCTACTTCTATCTCAGCATGTTCGTTTTCAATACTTAACATAGGATCGAAGTTCATTAAATAAACTTCAGATAAAGCTCTTAAAGTATTTATTTTACTGTTATATCCTTGAATAAGAGTAGAGTTTCCTTCAACAGGTGTAAGATGCATGAAATCTATAAGACCTGTTTTTTTAAAGTTAGCGAGGATAGTTTTCATATCTGCTATATCTTCACCAGTAGTTTTTATATTAGCATCAGATGTCCACCCTGTAGCGTCTCTCACTATTCCCGTGAAGCTAGTTGATCCTCTTTGTCCAAACCCCCATAAGTCAATACCTTGTTCTTTTTCACTTATGTTTTGATTTACGAAAGACTGCATGTCAGCTAAAAGTTCACGCTGTGTTCTTTGTAGTGCATTTTGTACAGTAGCGTTAGTAAATATCCCTGTTGAAAGATCTTTTACCGTTTGATCATAAGCTTTAACAGAAGCCTGGGCTTCCGGTGATAAATCACTATCTCCTTTTCTTACAAGTTTTCCAGTTGTAATATCTATTATAGGAACAGCTCTATTAACATCTGTTAACTCTCTTCCTACGATGTTTGTCCATTTTGTTTTTAATTCCTGTAGTTTTGCGTAAGTTGAAGTTTTTTCCATTTCAACCTTTGCTTGAGCGATAGCTAATTCTTGAGCTTTCTTTCCTTTTTTACCGTTAGTGTTATAAATAGATTGAGCTATTTCTCCTAATTCAGCATTGTATGTAGTTAATAGTTCCTTACTTTGAACGTTAACCACAGCCATATCTTCTGCATCTTTAACTGTCCATTCCCTGTCAGTAGTTCCTAATTGGTTTGCTGAACTATAAAATGTAGAGTTTTCTTCCTTCTTGACCATGATGCTGAGTAATTCTTCATCACTTTTTCCAGGGTTTTCTACAGTTACATTATGTTCAAGGTTAGCAGCTCCTATAGCTTTATTTTGTTCTTGCTGTAGATTTTTAAAAGAACTATTAGAAGTTACTCCGTCTATATGATGATTGAAATAAAACTCCATCATTTGTTGGTTAGCTCTAGCATACTCTTCTAAAACATCCATGTATATAGCTTCTCCATACCCTGTATCTGTTCTCCAATCACGACCAGCTAGGAGATCATTCCATGCCCATCTTGCCTCTTGCCATTCCTCTAAAATATCACTATAAGTATTACTTAAGTCTTCTTTGTCTCCATTAACATAATCGTCATTATCTATAGCATGACGAATAAAACTTCCATCAGAGTTTCGTTGTGTAGGAAAGAACTTAGGTGTTAATTGCATGTAATCACCCATAGTAGTATCATTCCACCATGAATAAATTGCACCTCCTTTATCTGCATTGAATATCGCTCCTTTATCCCCAGGTTTAATTGGAACTGTTTCACCAGCTTCATTTTTTCCATAAGAATATTTATTAAGAAAAGTAGCATGTAATCTTCTATCGCCTACAACCCATTCAGTAGAAATAATATTTCTCCAGTTCTTGTTGTTGGGATTTATTTGATAAATTTTATCTTCATCATATGCTTTAACGTAGGATACTTTACCACCTGTATTAGTTTTTATAATCTCTGAAGTAGTTTGAGATGTAACCCAATCATTAATCTTTACAGCTTTTTCTGCTACTGTTTTAGCTTTTTCTGCCGCTTTAGCATCTTCTTCTGTTTGTTCAACTTTATCCCAATACGCGTCTGAATCCGCTATTAGTTCCCACTCTTCCTTACTAGCTCCAGCTCTTTCTTCTTCAGGTAAAACAAATAAACTTCCAGTTTGAGTATCTAATCCATACTTACCAGTCATCAACTTTTTCTTCATGATATTACTATACCCACGAGACCAATTACCTGGAATACCTGTATTAGACCAAGCCATATCCCCATTAATCATATCTATAATATCTCTATTATTTTTCCATGTTAATATACGTACGGCTTTTGGTAGATCTCCAACTGCACCTGTATAAACAGCGTCTGGATTATATACACTTTCTGCGTATTCGTCTTGAACCTCATTGTTGACTAAAGGGTGAACGTTACTTAAACCTTCAGATTCTACTCCATGTATACGTTTCCAATAATCTTCTACTCCATTGAAATTTTTTAAACTACTAAATCCTCGTTGTCGGGATTGATCAAACATATCTCTTAAAAATCTATCATCTCCAAGTATATCCTTTCTCCATTCATGTTTTTCGTATTGATCAACATAAGATGGGTCGTAAGCAATTATCTCATCCCAGAGTAAATCTAGTTCATCCATATTAATAGTCTATATTTTTCGCTGTGCCTGTTACGTCATTTGGGTTTTCCATTGGTTGTCCACCAGGTATAGTTTTCAAAGCGTGGTTAATAAGTTGGTTACGTAAAGCTTCTTGCCTTAATTCTTTAGTGTTATATTCATCACTTAACATATCAATATCTGTACCTAACCATCCAGTTAAATCACTATTTAAAGTTTCACTATTAACAAACTCTTGTAAAAATTCTTGCCCAATAGGGTTGTTTCTAAGAAGATCTTCTATTTGATTCTTGTTGAAATAATTTTGTTGATCATTTACTGTATTCTTAGCATTTTTACCACGTACAGTATTATCAGAAGATTGAGTTTTTGATTTAACTACTCCTGTTCCAGCATCGTCAGGACTAATTGATTGTAATGCCTGTGAGTTGTCTTTCATAAAGTTTTGAAATTTTTCATCAAAATCTGTAGTTAAAGTTTTGTAATTTCCTTTCGTGTTGAAAAATGCTCCATCTTTATTTCCTTGAAATTGACCTTTAGGTCCATTAGTTCCATTTTTATAATCTCTTTCTAACTGAGATAAATTAAGAGGACCAATATCTTTTATGTAATTATATTCTAATTGACCATTACCATCCTGTCTATATAGGGTGTTATCTTTATTTTCTGCCCAAGCTTTAGCTTGTGCTACTCTATCTTTTTCATCAACAACACCATCTTTATTAGTATCTGCTTTATCATCATACACAAATTTATTTGCTGAACGACTATCAGTGGTACCTACAGGAAATACCACCCATTCTCCATCTTCTGTTTCAGAAAATATCATGTCTAAGGATTCATCTTTTAGCCCATCAAAAAATAGTTGTAACTCTGGATTAGAACTAGCTAAAATAGAATCTTCTTCTGCATTGTAATATTCTTCTGCTGCGCTCATAACATTAACTATAGTAGACTGTAGTTTTTGTACTCTTCCAATTGAAGTTCCTAAAAGCGCTTGTATTTGCCCCTCACTCATATCTTGACCTTCAGGACTATTTAATTTTTTAGTTAAATCACCAGCTATTTTTTCTAATTGAATTTGTATTTGTGCTTTAAATGCGGTAATTTCTTCACCTCCAGCTTCATCACCTTCATGTCTTCCTTCATAACCCGTTAAAGCACTTTCTAACTTCGATAAGTGTTTGAAAGCAGTTTGATATTCACCATAAAAACCAGCTTGTTTTTGATCTAACTTTGTTTGTCTAGCTTTTTCTACTGCTCTAACACTATTAGCTTTCTGCTCCATATATGATCTAAAATTACTAGCAGCACTTGCTCCTGATAATCTTGAATTTCTCGATGCTGATGTGTCAGCTAACGTAAAATACGCTTTTGGATTTTCGTAACTTCCCATACTTTAATTATTAATTTGGTTTATCCCATGGCTGTACCAATGTCCATACCAGCCATTCCAGCGTCTCCAATTCCTTCCCACATGTCTCCAGTTGACTCCATTGCCATTTGTTCATAAGCAACACTCGCGGCTTGTGCATTGTCCTGTTGGCCTGACAATCTGTTCATTTTAGAAATGTCTCTAGTTTCTTGTCTATCCCAAGCAGAAACTTCTTCTGCTAAAGCAGTGGTTTCTAAATCTCTTAAGACTTGTTGTCTTTTAGCTTCTCCAGCTAATCTCAATTTTTGATTCTCCGCTTCTTGCACTTCAACCTGAGCTCCAACTTCAGCTTTACTACTAGCAGCCATTTGAGCCAACGCGGTAGCGTTACCAGCACCTTCTCCCATTGCGGCGATATTATCTAAAGTATTTGCTAATGCTTTATCTGTTTCAGCAATTTTTAAATTAGTAGCTTGCATTGCTACTCCCAATTGTTGAGCTGGATTAAACACTTGACTTTTCATAGCTCTAATAGCATCAGCTTGATTTACAACTGGTTGTCTTTCTCTCTCCATCTTTTCTAAAGCTAATTGATGACGTCTAGCTTTAGCAGCTTCCATTCTTGCTGCTTTTTTTTGTTTATCTGCTTGGACACCAGAGTTAACTGCTCCAGCTACTGCTGCAACACCCGCTACAATTGCCCCCGCCACTACTATTGTTGACATGTTTTTGTATTTTTATATTTATCGAATTCGTCCCAGTTCATACATACTATATTTTTTTCTAGTTCGTCTATGTCTTGAGTGTTAGATGGGTTTTTATGAATATTCACGAAAATAGAATCTTCATTAGCTATTATTAATCTTTGATCACCTGGTTGAGAAGTAACATAACATGGTGCTATATAATCTTCTACGCCTTCTTTTTTTGCTATAGTTACATTTCCTTTTAGCAAAAACCAAATATGTAAATGTTTGTGAATAGCCCCAATAACAAAATATCCTTGATCAATATCCATTCTACGTAAATAAATTCCATCGGCAAATTCATGTGAAACTCTAGCACCTGGACTATTTCTTACTATATTAACTCCATCTCCTACAATATTATGCCCATCTGCATTGTTTATCATTAATTGAGTTAATTCTTTTATTTTTTCTTTTCTATCTATTACTAATTGATTCTCTTTCATTTAATTGCATTTCTTTATATAGGGTTCTAATATTAGTAAAATAATTTACTAACAATTCTTCCCCAGGTAATATCTTTTTTAAAGCTATAAATTTTCCGGCTTTTAAATAAGTATTGGGTTGATCGGAGTGGTTAATATATCTTCCTAACTCTGTTTTAAATTCTCCATGTAGTCCTTCCCCTATTACTTCGTCTACACTGTAAACAACTTTAGAAAAACAACCTACTCCTTCAATATTAGATTCTTTAACTTCAACTATGCTTTCATAGCAATATAATACTGGATGTTTATTAATTTCAGTTAAAAATTCTTCTTCAGTTAGATTTAATAACTTTAAGAAATTGTTATAAGTTTCTTTCATTAATTAGAGGATAATACAAAATTAGAAGAAGTACTAAATATTTCTTTTCTACCACCTGGATCTGTAGTTTTATCTACAGATAATGTAACTGTAGCTACATATCCTTTAATCCCGGTCATTAAAGTACCTAAACTAGTTCCATCAGGATTAGTGGGGTAATTCACAGCATTTCCAAACAACACTTCATTATATCTAGGTTTAGTGTTACCACTTACAATATCAGCTACATATTTGTTTTCTTTTAACACAAATCCAGCGTTATTAGGCATACCGCTTTCATCTATATAAAATCCTTCTATATAACTTAACACAGGTTCAGCTATGTCTCTAAAGTGAACTGAATTATTATACGTAGGAGGTTGAATGTTCCAAGTACCATCAGGATCAAATTCTTGCCAATCTGAAACTATCATATTAGCTTCCCATCCATTTCCACCTTCGTAAGAAATTGTTTTAAAGTTTTTAACTACAGTAGGTGAAGGATTAAAAATAAAAGTTATATTAGAATCATATGGTTCACTAACTCCATAGAACTTACCATAATTTTTATTATATGGAGGTGTAGTAGTTTCAAAATAGTGTTCATATAGACCACAATCATAAAAACTATAATATTTATTTTTTAAACTTCCTACGAAAATAGGTTTATAACTATAAAAACTCACCCATCCTTGAACCGTTTCATCGAAATTCAATGTGTAATACTCTCCTTCTTCTTCTAGAGTTTGACCTGGTTTTTGTAAAGAAATAACGTAGTTTTGATTATGTATATCCCAACCTCCAATTATTCTTGGTTTTTTGTAAACACTAAAGAATACTGCAACTTCATCACCTACAAATGCGAAAGGAGTACTTAATGTGACTTGATTAGTACCACTTATATTACTTACATAATTGTTTGTAGTAACTATTTCTCCATCATCTCTTATAAAAGTAACAACAGCACCATTAGGAATTTGACATGGAAAACCTGTTGTTTCTATTTTAAATGTTAAATTATTACTTGTATCAATACTAACTATATTGTAAGAAGAACTGGCTTGTAGAGAAAAATTAGATCCTATAGAGTTTAAATTATCTCTAAACCAATCAACCATTCCGTATCCAGATATTTCAGTAATACCATCCATGGATAAACGACATACAACGCCTCTATCTCTATCTGTAAAGTATTTTCTATACCCAAACTGTGCAAATGATTCTCCATTTTTACTTATTCCATATTCTCCAGCAAACGGATTAAGTTGTCCAAAGAAACTTATTTGAGAAGTATCTTGAGATCCTTGATCCCCAGAATATAAGGCGTTTTTGTTTATTAATATTTTACTAACTTTAGCTTCTTGGAAAGCTAATAGCAATGTATTTTCTACGTATAATTGCTCGACACTTCCATTTCTTTGTTCTAAGTCTTTTTCTATGTTTGTCGCTACGGAAAATACATTTGTTTCATTATAACCAGTTCTAGTATTTAATATACCAGAATGTATTAAACTAAAGTTTCGATCTTGTCCTTTAGGGTTTTCATCAACTGTATAAGCTCGTATACCATTAGACAGTCGAGTATTGTTAAATCCTCCTTTTATAACACATTCTTCTACATACCAATGTCCTGCGCCTATTACAAAAGAAGCATCATCATTATAATCAGCACCCATTCCTTGCATTATACCAGGCGTTCTACCTGAGGCGGCATAAGCATTATACCAAGGAAAAGCTGGGTAACCTACAGGTTGTCCCGCATCTGGACCAGGATAGGTTGGAGATGTGATATATGTAGGTGTCCATGGTAGACCAGGCCATTGCCCGATTCCTAGAATATAATCTTTTTGTTCCAAATCACCTTTCCATAAATCTTCTCCAGGCAAAAAATTTACTGCTGGGCAAACTTTTTTCAACCAGATACTATTGAAATATTTTACTTGTATATTGACTGCCATAATATATAATCACTTATTATTTTAACTTGTTACTTGGATTTCAAAAGTACATTCCCAACTTAATCCTCCTGCATCAAATGCTCCATAACTTATAGTATACGTGTCTAATGGAATTGCTTCTTCGAAGAAGATTTGAATACCACCAGTTACACCACCTGAACTACTTACGTCCCAACTAAAAGTATTAGGTCCTGGATTCACTCCTGTTCCATCACTCCTTAGCACCTTTACTACAGCTCCACCTTTGTAGGTTATCCAATCAATTCCACAATATACTTGTGCACTTCCTCCTGGAAACAAAGCATCCCAAGGTGTTCCATTACTAATGATGTCTGCACGAATCTCTTCTGGCCAAGACACTACTGAAGCTTTAGATAAAACAGCAGGAGCTGGGCAACCAGGAACAAATGGATTATTAATTGGTGGACTATTTAGTAATGTTTCAACAACCGTGAAAGTTTCAAATTGAAAAGTTCCATCTACTGGGTATGTTGCAGTAGGAGATTTTACAGTAATTGTAAATTCATAAGTATTACTTGCTGCTGGTGTACAATATGTATGATAGCCAGTGGTTTGTAATATATAATGACCTCCAATGCTTCCTGGTACTAATTCAAATCCAGTAATTCCTACTCCTTGAGACTCAACTGAATCTAAAGACATGGTAACAGGACCTGGCATAGTAGTGTCATCAACAATAGTTCCTGCACCACTAAATGCTGCTATTTCTGTTGAAAATACATTAGATCCTATAACATCACTTTCTCTTTGTATATAATTTAAAGATACGTTATCAGGTGAGTTTAAATTTCTTACTGCAAATTCATCACCTGCTAAAATTCTATCATTTAAATCGCTAACTAAACCTGAAGTAGAAGTTTCCCAATATATGTCTAGTTTAGATTCAAAAGCTTGTGTTTCTAAAATAGCTAAGTTAGGTTCCATATATCCAGGCCATTTTTCTTTTTCCACAGTAACTCTAACTTTTCCTTCTCCATTACCAGATCCAATTATTTGATATGTCACATCGTATGGATAAGTGTTATCAGGAGAAATAAAACCTTTAACTCCATTTTGTCCCTCGTTATTAGCAACATTTATTCCTTTGTCTTTTAATGGACCCATGATATCGGGATTAGAAGTTAAACTTCCACCACCTGCTGGATTATCATCTACACCAGTTATATTAAATAATATACCTGTTCCATCTTCTCCTGTTTTATTAAATGGCAAAGGATGGGTGCTAGTTCCAGGTAAAGGTTTACCTCCTACGTTTTTAGATGTAGGTACATACTCTTCTCCTTGGTTACCAGCTCCACCAACAACCCCAGCTGGTCCAACACTATATCTTAACATTCCACCATCAGGAGATGGTCCATATCTACCAAAAAGCTTTAACTCTAATCTTTCACAATCTGTAGGGGTGTTTTGAGCAGGAATAGACACTCCAATGTTCATTTTAGCTATTAATGGATTATTTTCATATCCATAAAAAACCGGTGCTGTATTATAAGGTTGGTTAGCTGAAGGATCCCATAATCCTAATTCCACTCCAGTCCCCAAGGTTACAACAGTTGAGTATACTTCTCCTGGATACCATTGTTTTAACTGCGTTTCATCACTCAAACTATCTCCACCAATACTGTTGATAACTCTAGGAGATAAATTAACTAATGCGTTATTTATTTGACTACCAGAATCTAAAGCTAACTCTCTATCTCTTTGTTTCAATATTACCTCTGCGTCACTCTCATAAGGGTTAACAGTAAAAGGAGTACCAGATGTATCTACAAAATCATAGTAACTAGGATCGTCTGCAACTGATGGTCTACCACTTCTAAACACGTTCTGTGTAGGTCCTACTAAACTTAAGTCTCTAGGTATTTTATTTATATTGTCTCCATAAACAGCAAAATGAGCTACTGGTAATTGTGGGGTTGCACCTATTAACGTGTTGTCAGCAAAACCGGCATTAGGTCCTTCACCATCAATAAAACCGTTAAGCATTCCCGCTGTATATACATTATAATAATCAGTTTGAGGTTGTTTGACTACAACTTTCCAAGAATACCAACCCAAAGGATTAGGTGGTTGTACATTTAATAATCTAAATTCAGCAGGTTCACTACAGTCTGGAGGTAAAATAGTAAATGTATCCCCTTGTTGATATCCTTCTCCTAAGTTAGTAAATGTAATATCTTCAATGGCTCCAGTGACTGGATCAACGCTGTCTATAGTTAAAGCCATTCCAGTACCTGATCCTTGACCAGCAAAATAAGCGGAATCGAAGGAAACTGGAGAACATACCGATCCATATGATATCCATTCAATAGCTGTAGGTTCAATTACTCCATACCCTTGGTAAAGACCAGGTGTTCCAGCATCACTATTAAAAATAGAGTTTATAGTATCTATAAATGTTAAATTTAAACAATCCCCTGGCCACGTGTCAGTTGGACCAGTAGGAGAATAAGGACCTAATAAATTGTTAGAAGTAGCATTAGTATCATACCATGAAAAAGAATCTTGTGAACCATAATTTGCAATGAAATCAAGACAATCGAGGCAAATACATCCACCTTGAGTATTACCTCCATCTTTAAAAGGATGAAAATAAGTAGAAGCATCATCATTCGCTAAAATTACTGAGGATTGACGACCATATCTATCTGATAATACTATACCTGCTTGATAACTTCTATTTTGTTTTAGTGTATGATTTTGATATTCTATTCTCAAATTATCTTCATCATCTCCCGTTTTTTCATTTACGCCAACAACATAATTTAACGTATCTGGAGGTGTAGGTTTATCGAAGAAATTGCCATAAATTACTCTATTTTCAGCCCATTCTTGAGTTTTAGCTCTCACCGGTACTTTATCATATACTCTTAACAAATCTTTATCCGGTAACGTTTTATAAGGAGCTTCACTTTTATATTTATATTTTAAAAAAGGAAAACCATATACAGATCCTGCCTCCTCTCCATCGCTAACTTCTAATGTTTCAACTACTCTTAAGTTTTGCTCGTTAGATTGTTTATAAATAATATCTATTTCTACAATGTTAAGAGCATCTATGCTATTTGACCAAGTTCCATGGGGAGCATTAATAACTAAGTCAATCTCGTTTATTTTATTTTGCATAAAATCTACTTCCGTAGATGTGTATGTTTTGTCGTCATCATTCTTTTCAAACAAATTGCTTGTTCCATTCCAATTTTTAATAAAATATCCATCTTGTTCTGGTACAAAACATTCTTGTGTAAATGGGGATATTAAAGAATATTCACCATCATCAAACTTAAATCTATATGCAAATCGCACAAACTTATCTTTCAACCAGTTTTTATCTCCATCCCAAGCTGGGTCATATAATGGATTTGGAGCAACTCCATCCGCTAATGTACTATCAGTTCTATTATACATTGTACTTAACCATTCTGCAGTTAAAGTAAGCTGAGCCCACGTTGCAACATTAGGATCGTTTGGATTTACAATGTAGTAACTACCGACGCCATATCCAGCACCTAGATTTAGTATTTTGATGGTTAATATTTCACCCGTAACTGGGTCAGTGGTTAAAACTTCTAATTGAAACGCGGTTCCATCTGGTCCTGATATAGATTCTAAACTACAAATATCACCATCGCTATATCCACTTCCGGGCACAGTAACAGTATAACCATTGATCTCTTTATTTATAAGTAAAGGAGATTCATGAGGGTAATATTTAGAAACACTAATTTGATCTTCATTCGTGTAGTAAGAAGGGTTAGCTACAGCTCTAGTAATATTTATTTTTCTAGGTTGATTTCTATTATCTGTCCAAAACAAGTATTGTTCAATAACATTGACTCCAGTAATTTCATGGGTTTTTGAAAAATTTAAATAATACCCCTTAACGATGTTTGTGATAGTGTTATTTGTTAAATCATAAACAAATATCCCACACAACGCGCTGGTTGGAGCGAAGTCACTAAGTTGATCAGTAGAAGTGTCAGAAAAATTTGAAGTAAATACAAAGATTCTATCATTAATCATGTCCATGAAATAACCTATTACTTCTTCACCACAGCATCCACTTCCTGCCTCATTATTTAATGAAAAGTCAGATAATAATGCGTTACCAAGAACATTTTCTAATGCTCCTACATCATCTCCTTCTGATCGGCTAATCATGACGTTTATAGCGTCTCTATACTCACCTACGGGAACAAGTCTTTGCTCTAAGTCCTTGTTCATTTTAGATTTTAAGAAATTATTTCTTGCTTCTGGCATTTCTCTTAGTGTTTAATCCATTTAGATTTTCCTCTCATTAATTGAGTAAATTCTTCTAATTTTATATTTGATAATCTTATTTTAGCATTTCTTAAAGCTGCAGATCTCGCGTTTCTATACCTACGCACTACATATTCCGGAATACCCATCTTAATAGATAAGATAGCATGTGCTATATGCATATATAGAGCTTCCTCAGCAAACTTTGGAACCTTCATATCTTCATCATATGCTAAACCATCAGATATGTATTCTAAGATGATTAATTTACCTCGTAAATTACTTGAAAAAGAAAATTTTCCTGTTCTTCTATTGATAGTATACCATCCATTTTGCTGTGTTAATGAGGGATCTAATCCATATCTCTCTCCATAAAACACTTTCCAATATTGCCAATCATATACTCCTAGCTCAGCTAAATTCCAATCTCCTATAATATTATTATCATTAAATGAAGCCCATCGTTCTTCCGTGAAAGATTGTTTTGCTAATAAATTACTTTCATAATTTGGATATCCGTCTTGTGTAGGAATACCATCACTATCTTGGATTGGTAACTCAGTTGGGTTAGATGTTAAAGAGGGTTCAGCAGGATAAATAATTCTTTTAACTCCAGCATTATCTACCCAACTTACTTTTACGTAGTTAACATAGTCTTGAGGAATAGGAACAGATAAATAAGGAGGAATAGTTAATTCTTGTGATTTTATACTTCTTAACGTGTCGTAACTAAATTCTTGTAATCCTCTTTTAGCGTGAAACATTACATCACTTCGTGTAGCTCGAGGAATAAGTTTTTGTTCTCCCACGTATCCTACTAAAAAATTGTCTATAACATCAGAAAGTTTTATGTATTCATAACTACCATAGTTATCTTCAGTTGCCCAGTTTCTTAATTCTGTATAAAAATTACCATCATATGTTGGATGAGTAATAGAAGTTCTTACTTCTATAGTGCTATTTTCAGGATTAGATATATATACTAATTCTTCAGCTATTTTAACATACGTAGTAGGAGTTGCAGCAGGTGCATAATAAACATCAAAGTTTATATAAGGATTGCCTGAAACATTTCCAGCTGCATCATACCCACTAATAGCTGGTGTATTTAAATTCCAACCGCTAATAGTTACAGGGTCCGCTGCTAAAGGAGCTGATTGTAAATCTGGAAAAGCCTGTTGACCGGAATAGTATTGGGCATTAGTTTCGGTGATTAATCCACCATTTGGATAAGTTGCCATATGTTATTATTTTTTTTCTGTTACTTCCTCTCGCTGCATTTGACTAGCAGCTGCTTGTACAATACTTGGATCTCTAATGATTATTCCAGCATACATTAATATTTCAATAACTAATTCAGTTTGGTCTTGATCAGATATTTCAAAGTTTACTGAAGTACCTGGAGGAGTAGGATAAACAGTTCCTCCTGAAGGAGCGTCTGGATCTTCCCAAACATACTGCCCTTGAGAACCAATAGTAAAAGCCCAGATAGGATCTTTAGGTTTTCTTACATAATAACATTGTAGTTCTGATTCAGGGAGAGTAGGATAGACTTGTAAAGTATTACCACGTCTAGTAAAGATAGGATGTTTTGAGGTAGGTTGTGTTAATTTAGATCTTTGAGCTAAATAGTATTGATGTTGAGTTGATTCTTCACATTCAATTACTCTTCCACCTAATGGTTGATATTGCATAGTGCCAAACCTATGTAAATCAGTGGGTAATAAATAACCGGCTTGTAAAGGAGCAGTGGTTTCAAATTCAGAAATTCTTTCTTCTACAACTTTTACTCTATCAGCTAACTCTGTACTTAATCGTGGGCTACGTAGATATTGGTTTAAATCTTCAAAATATTTTTCGAATATTTCTAATTGTACTTGTCTTGCCACGCTGTTGAATTCAGCAGGAGTCATATAACCTCTCTGTTCTTTATTTAAAATAAATAAAACAGTTTGATATACAGTGTTTACGTTTACAGCCATTTATAGTATTTTTAAAAAAAAAGGCGGCAACTTCGCCGCCTTAATTATAATCACTTGTTATTTTAGTTTTTTATCTATTGATTTATAAACCTCAACACCTTCGTCTGTCTTTAACCAAGCAGCCATAGCTGAATAAGGATTTTCCTCAAAAGGAACTGTCATAAGCTTACGCCCATTACTGCCCCAACTAAAAATTCTTTGATCAGGAGATAATTTTATAATATTAGCTTCAGTAGCTTTTATTGCAAAATTTCTTAGTTCTACGTTTTCATCCTCACATAGTTCAATAAACAACGCGGGATTATTTTTAGCAAAAATAAGTAGATCTCTTTTTATTTCTTTAGAAGATAAAGTGGAAACTCTAGAACCTTGTTCTACTCTAAGAATCGCTTCACCTTTGTCTACTTCCATAGTATTCGCAATGTTTAAAGCATCAATTTCTAATTTGATTAAATCTAATTGATCTGTTGCTTCAACAATTGAATCATACTCTTCATATAACCTACCTTTGTGAGTGTGATATAATGAAAGTAATTCTTGTAGATTCCTTTTGTTTTTTGGAACATATAAAGTTCCGTTTTCAAATATAATATGATCTAATGTCACTGGACCAGACTGTTCATCAACAAAACAACTTTTTTGATTAGTTGCATATCGCAATTCTCTTTGGTGTCCTTTATTGTCGTCAAACCACATTAATGGATGTCTACTTGTATGTCGTGAACCTAGTTTAAATGTTAAAGGTTCAACGTTATTGGTAAGATAGTAATGTCTATCTTTGTATTCAAATTCTGTCATAATTTAATAAAATATAATAATTAAAAAAGACCCCTCCGAAGAGGGATCTTATTGTTTTTTACATCAACGCTACGTCATAACACGTAACACCCTCAGGTAACCCCAATATTGGGTTACGATGAGGAGCTTGCATTGCTTTTCTCATAGCGCTATTAACTGCTAAAAGAATTGCTTCTGCATTATCAGATGTTCCACCGTTAAGTGAAAGTCTCCAATATCTGTTATGTTCTGGTTGTATCTGTCTCATGTCCACCGCACCAGCAGCAGAATCAGCTAATTGCACAAATAACGCGTAATCAACTGGTACTAAAGCTTGAGCTTCAGAATCTGGAGTAACAAGAGCTGCAGCGTCTAACGTTAAAGTTAGATCTCCAGTGTATATTACACCATCTCCAGTCAATGATACTTCATCACCTGCTGCATAACCATCACCACCTACAGTGATAGTTACAGTGAATGCTTCTGCAGGTAGTCCTTGATCAGTCACTTCAACAGTAGCTTTAGCACCTGAACCTGATCCCGTAGAAGAAACTATATCAATAGCAGCAGTAGTTCCATTAGAATCTGCTGTTGCACCTGTTTCGTCCCAACCAGCTAAAGTACCGGCTTTCATCGGTAATCCACCTTCAGTAGATAGATTTACTATAAATTGATTTGCCATAATTTCTAGTTTTTAAGGATAAGTTAAATTGCTAACTGCCATTGAGTCAACTGTCGCGTCTTTGTTAGACGGTAATTCAAAAAGAGTTTTAGACCCTGGGGCCTGTTGTGCTCTTTTTATCAAAAGCTCCAACGTTTCAGCATCATCTGCTGTAACATTTTCACTCATGTCTATGGTAACTGCCCACACTTCACCTGAAGCTGCTGGAGTATTGTAATAGCAAACAGCATTGTTGCTGTCTTCTTCTACTCTAAAAACTCCATCAACATTAAGACTTAGTGCGCCTGTCCCGTATTTAAGTTCAATCAAACTTGCCATAATTTCTATTGTTTAAAAGGTTAATAAAAATCACGTAGTAGACTTGAATAATACGAAGTTATTTGCGGCTTGTGTTACTAAACATCTTTCTGTTAAGAAGTTAACTTGCATAGCATCTAAATCAGATGTATATGCTCCTCCAACAGATCCAGTGATCCAAGACTTATATCTTCTATCATCAGCTTGTGAAGCTCTATATCTTACGTGTAAGAAAGGTCTTCTAATATTAGATCCTAATACTTGATCATATACTGTTGTTGTACCAGCAGGAACCATAACACCATCGATGTCACGAATTAATCCCCTAGTGGTAGCATCATTCAGATATTTCCAATCAGTTTTATAGAAGTCATAAGAACCTCTTCTAAAACCTGCGAATCCAAAGTTAAGTGCCATTTCACTTTCATTGTCAAATAAACCGTAAGAAGCAGCTTGTGTAGAAGCATAACCTCCACCAGCTTGAGCAGCGATCATATCATCGAAATCAAGAGCAGTAGCTCTGTTTAAGAATAACATGTTCTCTTCAATAGCTCCTTGCTTATCTAATTGTTTAAGAATAGTGTCAAAGTCACCTAAAGCACCAGCTCCAGGAGCAGCAGCACCAGCAAAGTCATTCCAGATATTTCCTCTTGCTTCAATAGCAGCGAACATACCTTGAGTACCTTCTGGATTAGCATTTGCATCATACACAAGTTCACCTACGTTAGGAGGTGGTCCACCAGCGTTGAAATATGGAGGATTTGGTGTATCTTGAAAACCAACAGCAGCAGAACCTGCAGCAGCTAATTCACCTTCAACCAACGCCATTTCCATATAATCTTCAAATCTTAATCTAGTTTCAGCTTCAGATTTTAAATACCAGAAATATCCCGCAGATCCATCTTCAGCAGCGATTTCAATCCAGCCAATTTGAGCTGTATCAGAACCAGATACTTCAAAGTAATCTTTAATGATAATTGGTTTGTTAGCAAACGTTTGAGGAACTGGCTCAATAGATTGTCTCATTCCAGACGATCCTTTTGAAAATTCAGAACCATAAACAAACATTTTTAAATCAGCAGCACCTAAACCAACAACAGCATTTAAACTAGCCGCAGTGTAAGGTAAAGCTGTAACTTGAGTAGCAGTTACTGCAGATACGATACATTTAACTGTAACGATTCCATTTGATACTACTACTGTTTGGTTAATTCTAACCGCGTTGTTTGCACCACCAGGTAACGTAATAACGTTTCCGGCTCTAGTACAACCATCATAAGCAATGTGTAATCTATTTTGTTCAGACCAGATTACTTGATCTGAGGTCATTGGCATTTCTGCCCCAACCATTCTTAAGAAACCAGATAAAGTTCTGTTTCCATATCTTTCCACCTCTTGTTCGTACAATTCAGGTAGATATTGTTGCGTCCACTGAGCAAACCCTGCATCATGAAAATTAATATAATTGTCAGGCATGGTCATCTTCTGTGGCATAGGAGTAATAGACGCTGGAAACGCACCGGTTCCAGGTCCTGTGTTATTAACTACAAATCCCATAATTGATAATTTTTGTTTTTTTTTATTTTTTTGTTTTTATTTTCAATCTTGAACTATCATCTCCGCTAATTGCTCTAACTTTATATCCATTAATGAACATATCACCAGGAGCTTGTTGCTGAGTAGAAGTATTTACATTGTTAGACTTACTAGTTATATCTTTTACAGCATCAGCTTTACCTTGTTCGTAAAAATGATGTGCGATACGATCTGCATTTCTAGCAGTGTAAAGAGCTTTATGATAGCCATTGTAATCATTTATTTCACCGTTTTCATTTTGAAACTTTCCTACAAAATCAGCTAAATTGGATTGTTTTTGGGCTACATCATGAGTATTATTTACATTATACTTAAACGCTTTATCTCCTACTTTAAATTCGAAACCTTCGAAATCTTTAAAGAAATTGTTTGTTGTACTTTTAAAATTCTCGTGACGTGATACTTTTTGCTCTTGTTCTTGACTGTACATGTTGTAAAAGTCCATAGCTTTTTTCTGCTCTTGAGTAACGTTTGGTCTCAACTTGATCTCATCGTAATATTTACTCTTTGTGTCTTCTAAAAACTTATTCGCTTTTGCAAGTTCTTCTTTTAATATAATCTTTTTTTCTGTTATCTGTTGCTCACTATCTTCTTCTTCATCCCAAGCAAATTGACCTTCCATATGGAAAGTTATTTCCTTGTTAGTAAGGTAAGGTTTTGTTTGTTTATAGTATTCTCTTAATAACTGCTCATTATTTAACGCACTATAATCTCTATTTAACCTAACATAGTCTTCTAACGTACCACCAGTTTCTTCCATAAATGCTACTAGTTTATCTACATTTTCAGGTAAAGTTGGAACTTCAGTTTCTTTAGGTTTTTCTGCAACAGGTTTAACAGGTTCTTTTTCTTCAACCTTCTCTTCAGTTGATTTAATCTCTTCTAAAGGATTTACTTCATCCTTTACTACTTCTTCTTTTTCACTTTCGTTGGAAGACTTTGGGGATTCAACGTGTGTTTCTCCCACTTTTCCGCCATCTGTGGATTTTGCATCCACATCCACTTTCTCTGTGCTTTGCTCTTGAACGGCATCTTCTTCTTTTTTTAGGTTAACTTTAGTTACATCATCATTTTTAGATGTTAGTTTTTTTGGTCTTCCAGGTTTCTTTTTCATTTTAAAGTCACCTTCTTGTTTAACTTCTTCAGTTACGTTTTTTACTTCTTCACTCATAATATAATATTATATAATTATTAAGCCTACATAATTCCTCCTAAATTAGCTATATCGCCATTAAGAGTATCGTTTCCAGAAGATTCAAAATTAATTGGTAATCCATCTTCTTGACGTTGTTGAATCATTTCGCTTTGTTGTGTTGCTTGGAGTTTGGTTCTATTATCTTTTCTATTTTCAATCTCTTGAATTTTTTGCTCCTCATTTGATATTTTAGCTTTAGCTAATTCCATGTTATAATTAAACTCTTGTTCCATCAACATTTGTTTAATCTGTCCTTCTCTTTCCATTCTTTGTATTTCAAACTGAGATTTAGCTTGTTCAAATGAAACTTGACTATTTAATAATGCTTGTTGTTTTTGCGCTTCATACATAGCCGCTTTTTCTGCGGTTTCTTGATTCGCTTGAGCTTGCATTTGAATATTCTGTTGTTGTAGTTCTTCTTCTCTTTTTTGTTTTTCTCTTCTACGTTTCTTCAGTAATTCGTTAGCTAACTTTAAATTCCTAACATTCCTAATGTCTATTGCATCTTCTAAGTCTATTCCTCCAGTTTTTAACGCAATTTGAATATTTTGTTCTAAAGATTCTTTTTCTACTTCATCTGGTTCTAGTTCTAGAAATATACCAAAATTGTGAATTCTAACTTTTGCAAGTTCATCTAATGTTGCTACATTGAAATGAGTAATACTATTTTCTAATGCCTTTCTAGTTAAAGGGAAACGTAGAGATTGTGCTATTTTATTAGAAATATTTTCACAAGTTTTGAGAGTTAAATATAAACTTGCTTGCATTATATGTCTAGTAGCTACATTTGAATTAGCGGCTGCTAATTTCTGTAATCCCACTAATGATTTTTCATCAGGCATACTTCCATCTCTCGCTTCATTGAGTCCGGTCGTATCTCTTATCATTTGCAGGTAGTATTGATAAGTTTGAATCAACGACTGCATTTTAGCTCCACCAGAAGAAGTCTGTAGCTCTTGTACTGGTATTTTCCCTCTGTTTAATTCTCCATCTTGAGTAAGAGATCTACCTACAATAGAACCTGTTTGAAAATACATATTTAAAGCTTCAGCAGGGTTATAGTTTGTACCATTACCTAAGTCTACTTCTGCTAATCCATCCATGTCTAGGAAGATTCCATCTGGAACCATTCGAGCTAGAATTTGTTGCATTTTTAAATGAGTCAACTGTATCATATCAGCAAATCCAGTGATACGACTTACTAAGGATTCTATTCTTCCTTTGTACATTCTAGGAGCACAAATTTGATAACTCATATTTACCCTAGTAGTATCTGCTTCAGGTCTTGTCATATTTTCTGACATTCCCCAACCTAGCATATTTTCAAATCCTAATATTTTGGCGCCACTATATAGAGTTTCAATAGTTCGTGATGCTCTTTCAAAATTAGGATTATCTTCAGGAGGTAAAAAAGTATCTTCTTTTTCTAATGCTTTTTGTAATCCCTGATCAGTATGTTTTATTTTAAAGACTTGATCTACAAAAGTTTTCCATTCAAAAAATAAAACTTGTACCGTGTTCTCGTCCCATCTACCATTCCAACCTCTTACGTATTCAGAGTTTCCTTTATACTTTTGAATCTGTTCTATTTCTTCTGGACCTAAGTAAGGAAATTTTTTCTTGAGTTGTGGTATTGTTAAATTTTTAACTTCTCCAACGTAGTATAAATCTTGAAAATTAGGATCTTCTGTATATGACCAAACCATATAGGCAGGATCTACGTAGTCTAAAGTAATTCCTTCTGCTTTGTTCCATTCTGTTTTAACTGCAGCAATACCTAATACAGTTAAATCATAATTTAATCTCTTCCTTACTAGTTGGTATTTATTTTGATCTAATACTTGATCTATTAATTCTTCTTCTGCAATTTCAATAGACTGTTTATAGTTCAATTGCATGTGCATAGGTAACTCTTCTAAGTTTTCAGGAGTGTTTTGATCAGGTTTAAAATTATTTAATCCGATACCAGGAAATAATTCTGCTACTGCTTCATAATAATCTTTTAAAGCAATATCTTCTAAAATCTTTTGAGCGTATTTAGTTCTGCGTTGTCTTGATTCAGGATCTTGAGCATAAGCATTTATCTCATAAGTTCTTTGCGACATTCCATTAACTACAATGTCTACAAATTTAGGTATAACTGGAACTGGTTTCCAGTCTAAATTTAAATAAGATAAATCACCATTTATAGCTAATTCATCTTTGTACTTTTGCACAGGTTGTTCAGCTCTAGCGTATAAACGCAAATTATGAAAATAGGTATAGTTCGTAAAAAACCTATATCCAGTTCCTTTGTAATTCCTAAACCATTCTGATTCTATAGCTCGACCTACTGCTAATCCATATTCGTATGTATTTTTTTCTGCCACAGGTACTACCTGGTCCGGAAAGATACTATTACTGTTCGTATAAATCTGCATTTACTTATTAATTTTTGAAATTTCTCCTGTATTGTCATAGGTTTTAATACCTAAATTTATAGGTTGTGATATTCGACGAGGAACTGGTCTATATCTATGTTTATTACAAGCCATTAATGCTAAACCAGAACTTATAGATGCATCATGCTTTGTTCTATTGTTTATATTAAATGTAGCCCAATCTTCTAATGTTCGCTGAAAATACATGTCTCCATGAGTATCATTCTTGTATCCCACGTATTGATCAATATAAGTTTCTATTGCAGCTGCATGAGCTTGTTTAACATCCTCGCTTGAGTTTGGTATTCCTCCTACTTCTCTCTCTGTGATAGACAATTTATTTAAAGTTCTATCTGGTCTATTCATACTAAATCCTCTATAACCTCTTCGTTTAAGATGATATAATAATCGTGGTTTATTGTTCTCTACTAGAATAGGCATTCCATAAAAATGAATAGCCATAAGTACGTCTTCAAAAAACATTTCTGCTGTTTGTGGTCGTGATATATATTCTAAAAAAAAATGATTAGGTGGAGCGTCTTCCATGCTAAACTTGGTTAACCCGTGTAAAGCACCTTTAGAACCTCTTCCATCTACAGTTCCTGAAATATCATAACTATCACACCCAAAAGCTCCTATGTGATCATTTCCTGGATATTTAATACCATTTCTTACAATCACATTGTTTTGGATCGTTTTAGGTGGAACCCAAGAAATAAAAAATCTTCCTTTAGAATTTGGAACAAATATAACTTTAGAATCTCTCCATTCGTTTTCCCATTGAAAATTACCTTGAGTTAATTTCAACTCATTATTAGTATATTCATTGTAATCTATTTGCTCGTATATTTTTTGTAAATTAAATAAGCTATCAATAGCTTCATCTCTAAACGCGTGTTGTTCTGTACGAGGAAATTGTCTATAATATTCATTTAAACTATCAGGATCGTTTTTTAATCCATCTACTTCATTCTGCCAATGCTCAACAACTCCAATATCTATAAGTTGATTATCAATTCCCTTAACAGGAGATGGTGGATTATCAAATACTGGTTTTCCATATTTATCTATAAAACCTTCATAGTTCCACTCCATAGGAATAAACAAAGAATACAAACCTTCTTTAGTTTGACCATTTTTGTTTCGATTAGTAACATCTGATCCATAGTAAATATCCTTAAAGTTTTGCCCTCCTTTTCCTAACGCATTAGAAGTTGAACCCATCATACATTTTCCTACAATTCTTCTTCCTAATCGTAAACATGTTTTAGTTACCTTCCAGTTATTTTTTATATTGTCAGGTCTTTCCCATTTACCACTCTCATCATGTCCTAATAGTTTTAATTTTTCACCATCATAACTATTATCACCTGTGTTTTTCCAATCTATAGTAGTATCTAATCCTTCTAATTCTCTAATTTCTTCATTAACCTCCAACTTTCTACGTGTAAGTTTAGATGCCGGAACCCTATATGCCAGTTCGGTTTTAGGGCGATCCATACCATCTTGGATTGGTTTGAAGAAAAACGGATAGTTAACCGAGATTGGTACAACTTTATCTGTGAACATTTTTTTAGCATCTGCTCCACTCTTTGATAAAATCCCATATCTACTGTCAGATGATATTGTTGCCTGATTAACGAGTTCTGCTGAGCACATAAAGGAAAATCCTGATCGTCTATTTTTAAGATAGCACATTCCATAACATCTGGTATCAGCTTTACAGGCTTCCCAAAATATGTAGAATAACCTGTTTGATTCTCTAAAGTCAGGGGCTCCAATATCGATTTTTGACCATTGCAAGTACATGTAGTGAGTACCAGTAATATAAGTAGGTTCACCATTGTTGTAAAACCAAAATCCTTCATCTCTTCTTTTAAATTCATTATCTATGTAGTCCCACCATTTCTCTCTAAAATCAGGAGGATATTTTTCCCAATCAAATCTATTTTTAATTCTTTTTAATTCTTTCGAATATTCGAATTGCTCCCAGTATTGTTCCTCTTTATTTTTGCTTCGTTTATAGCATTCATCTTCTTCTGGTAAAGCAATGCGGAGGTTTTGCACTTCAATGATCTGTCCAATTTTTCCTGTTTTACTTATAACTACAAAATCATATTCTTTATTATAACCATATTCCCATTTTTTTAGTCGGTTATTTTTCTTGAGAACATTCGAGTTAACTACATTAGGTATTGCTTTCCATAGCTCTTGAATATAACTCATTTGCTACGCCCTTCCGCAAAACCTTTAAAATCTCTTTGAGGTTTTTCTTCTTTTGGTTTATCATTTAAAAGATCTTCTTCTTCTTGAATTCTTTGAAGAATTTCAAAAGCATCAAATATAGCAAGTTTCTTAGTGGCAGCTGCGTTCTTGAGACGGTCCGCAGACACATCCTCCCCCGTATCTACAATCTCCTCCTTCGCTACTTTTATCAGTTCTTCCACTGCTATCTGCCCAGCTTGGATTATATTCTTTTTCGTTTCCTTCGTATTCATGTTGTAAAGCAATATCATTAAATTTCATACAATATAAACGTTCTCCTTCTATTATGAATTCAAATTCTGATTCAGGTGTAAACGTTACTAACGCTTCAAGAGGAACATTAAGAGCTTCTAATGCATCATTAGAATATTTTAATATTCCATAATGTTTTTTTTCTTTCTGAGCTTCTAAAGCGTCTATATCGATAATGGGTTTGACAAAACAATAATCTAAGTGAGATTTATTATTGTACATGTATATTTGTTGAGGTGAGCAAAAATACAAATCGTCTTTAAAATATGTTCCAGTGTTTCGTTCTTTTCCTCGTTGATCATACCATCTTCTAAATAAATTGTGATGAACATATACAATGTCACCTTCTTTTATTTTAGTATCATAAGCAGCTGGAATGGATACTACCCTTGCTTTTTTATTCACATGTATGTGGTTTTCCACATTGGTGTTTATAACAAGGGTTTTATCTTCTACCTTTTTAGTATTGTTGTATCTACTCCCAAGAGGAGTAACTATAAAATCGTATAAAGATCTCATTAATATTCTAGATCATATTCTATAGCAATAGCCATCTGTGAGTTAAACTTCTTCCACGGTAGCATTGTGTCTTCCTTTTTTATATATATCATATACTCTCCTTCTTCAGGTTCGAGTATATCACAGATAACATGACCTCCATATACCGGTTGTCCTACAGCATAATGCATCGCATCATTTTTATAGTCTGTACCAATACTTATCTTTCTTATTACCTTAGACATTTTCAACTACTTTTAGAGGAGCTTCTTTCTCTTCTATTTCTTCATACGAACCATCACTCATGTCTATATTAATAGACCCATAAGTTTTTTCTAATTCTATTTTAGTTGCTTGTACATCTTGGTTTAGTATTCCTACCTCATGACACAAAGCATGTTGTTGGGTAGATAAAATACCTATTTCTTTAACTAAGCGATCTAACTTTTCTTGTTGATCTTTAATTTTTTGTAATTCTTCTTTTTTAATTTTCTTCATTTAATTAAATTTAATTATTCTTTATGTTAGTGTTCGTGTATTAATCTTATTAATAAACTATCATCAGCAGGGTTGTCATAAGCACACATACCTACTATTATACCACCCGTGGATGTTGTTGTAATTTTTGTTAAATCTGTAGGATCTAAATATAATAATTGTCCTTCAGGCACGGAAGTCGCAGGAGTAGTGAATGGAGTAGAAGGAGTTAAACTTAAATTCCAACCATCCGAAGTACTACCACTATCACTATAAAAGTAAAATCTTACGTATCTATACCTTGTGCCTCCTGATGTACCATCACTAGTAATTGGAAAACCTGTTCCAATAACACTACTTCCATTCAATGTTGCTGCTTTAGCTTCCGTTGTAGGGAAAACCCATCCAGGTGATGAAGCAGCTGAATTCCAAGATGCTCCTGCAAATGATGACCCCCACGGCTCAGCAGTTACAGACATAGCTTGTAACCAAGGAGTTCCAGCAGTAGTATAATTAGCCCAAGCAACATTATCATTAGAAACTTGTATTCCTAATCTATCATAAATAGAAGAATTAAAATCTTCAAATCCGAAACTATTTGGTGTCATTACTAAGTGTTCAGAACCAGAACCTACGTCAAATGTTATATAATAGTTAGTGCCAGAGCTATAATTGCTACCACCTCCATCATCCGTAAAAGTTGTATCATTCGTCAATGGTCTTATATTTGCTACTGGTGGAGTAGAATTAGGTAACACATATGTTTCAGATGAAGGATTGAAAGTTGTAGTTCTTCTAGCTGTGATAAATCCTTCTATTAACACTGTAACAGAATCTCCATCATTAGCATCAGCTAAAGCTATTCCTACAATAGCACTTTGATCAGGCAATGAGCCAGCTGTAGTAACTTTTAATACTCCACCTGTGTAATCATAAACTACAGGTTGTCCACAACTAATAGATCCTAAAGCGGTAAATATTTCACCATATCCATACTGAGGTTGAGTTGTTACGCTATTTAAATTAACTTTAGCTGTACTTCCACTAAATCCAGAAAAATCTAAATCTCCTCCAGTTGCGGCTATAATATCTGCTCCTGTAAACTTTACGTTTTTTAAACTACCACCATCGTTATAATAAGCGGCCACTCCTAATATATCGTTAAGGGTTATTCCTGCAGCAGTTAAATCATCAAAACTGCTAATTTTTTCATTTGCCATTATTCTAGTTCTATTAAGTCAGTACTATTTTCTAATTCTATTAAGTCTAAAGTAGGTTCTAATTCTATAAAATCTCCCGTTGGTGGCGGTGGGGTAATTGTTGGTCCCTTAGGTGTTTTCACCATAGGGATCATATATCCATTACCTAACCACATATTACCAAAGTGCTATTAAGTCACCATCAACTACATCTGTTCCTGTATCTGCATCTTCTGCTTCTTCTACTGTTGTAATCAATATTGGTAAAAATGAACCCGCAGGAACATTTTTAAAAATTGGTTGAGCACCACTCTCCATAGTAACTTGTATCGTACTGCAATTTACACCTACATATAAACAAGCTCCTCTTTGCATAAATACGGTTTCTTCTAGTCCACTAGGTAAAGTAGCTGGTGCGGGCACTAACAAGTTTCCAAAGTCTGCTACATTGAGTGATTGTGCATCATGTGCAAAAATTCTTGGTTGGGCCATCATGTTGCCTTCTAACCCAGCTATGTCTAATTCTACTGTTCCTGCCATTTTAAATTATTTTTCCTATTTTTTTTAAAATCATTAATACTCCTAAAAGTATTAAACCTATAAATATTAATTCTTTATATTTATCCCACCAAGATAACTCTCTAAAAATTGCTTGC